TTGAAAAATGAAAATTAAATTGATATCTTATTCACAGTTGCCAGCAATTAGTGGTTTGCAAAATGATTTACAACAACTGATTGCATATTGTGCACGAGTATCAAATCCAAGTAATCAAACGAATGAAGATACTTCTGATAAACTTATCAAGTATCTTATAAAGAACAAACATTGGTCACCGCTTGAAATGGTAAATGTTTGTTTGGAGATTGAAACTACAAGAGATATTGCGAGACAAATTTTACGTCATCGTTCATTTTCATTTCAAGAATTCAGTCAGCGATATGCTGACCCAACGAAAGATATGAAGTTTGTTACTAGAGAAGCAAGATTACAAGATTCAAAGAATAGACAGAACAGCGTTGCGCTGGATTCAGATAATGATATACATGTGGCATGGAAAATCAAGCAGTTATCTATTATTCATGAGTGTAGAGTGGCATATAACTGGGCGATAGATAATGGCATCGCAAAAGAACAGGCTCGTGTAGTTCTTCCTGAAGGACTAACCATGTCTCGTATGTATATGAATGGCACACTTCGTAGTTGGGTTCATTACATTGAATTGCGAACCGCAAATGGAACACAGAAAGAACACATGGAAGTTGCAAAGTATTGTGCATTTGAAATTGCTAAAATTTTTCCTTTAATGAATGAGATTATTTGATTATGGCTCTGATGCCAATTTATTACACCACTAACAATACTCGTAAACGAAAGAAGTCAAAGAAGAAAGTTGTTACTGCAACAAAATTAGACCGAAGTAAACTTACTGGTGCTAGTATTTTTATTGCATCATACAAACGTGAGACAATACATATACCAAGTAAAAGTAGTGGAATTGGTAATACAGAATTGAAAGACAATAGTTATAAACTAGAAGTCTCAAAAAACTATACTATTGCCCCTGCCTATAACAAAGGTGCATATCAGGTTATAGGAAAGGACAACATCAAAGACATTGGACGTTAAAATGAACGTAACAAACTAAATGAAAAAATCTATAGTTCTTGGTAATGGTGAATCTCGTAAATGGTTTAATCATGATTATTTAGATTATGCTATTGCAAACATAGAGACATGGGGATGTAATGCAATCTATCGTGATGGTAGAGTAGATAATCTTGTTGCAATGGATTATGCTATGCAACAAGAAATCTATATGTCAGGGTATCCAATTCATAATAAATGTTGGTTTGCGAATTGGAATAAAGTACCAATACAGGCTGCAGAAATGATGTTGTTGGGATTTGGTATTTCCAGTGAATTTGTTCATTGGCCAATGTCATGGCTTGCGAAAGAAGTTAATTCTAAATTAGAATGTGTTATATCAGGTAAAGATCCAGCCATTCTTGGAGATAGAGTATCCGAGATGATGAAAGAATTTCCTCATCTTGATATAAAAGATTTAAAACTCAAGATGGAAAAGGACATGGGTATTTGGATAACTCCTGTACAAGAAAAAGATTATGTAGAGAACATACAGGGTTATTATGGTTGGTCAGCAGGAAATACAGCATTATCTCTTGCTTGTGAAGGAGGTGCTAAAGAAATATATTTGTTAGGATTTGATTTAAGCGATTATAACTTATCATTTAACAATATTTACAAAGGAACAGATAATTATCTTCCTGATAGTGCAAAGGGTTTTAATCCTGCAAATTGGATTGTTCAAATGACTAATGTATTTGAAAAATATCGAGATAATGTTTTCTATTGGACAGACAGTTCTTGGGAATCATGGGCAGATAAATTTATGCCAAAAAATGTTAAACATATAGACAAGGATGAATTTATGGATAAAGTAGGGATTTTTTAATAAAAAGAGTAAACAAACTATTGACAATACACTTTCATTATGATACTATAAAACAACATACATTAACATATATTAACATACGCAAATAAGGAGACACATATGTCATTTGCTTCAATGAAGAAAAAAAGTAACCTTGATGATCTTTTGGGTGCTGCCCAAAAAGAATCTTCACCACAAGATAAAAAGTCCTATAAAGACGAACGTCTATGGAAACCCACTATGGATAAAACAGGTAATGGTTATGCCGTTATTCGTTTTCTACCTGCATCAGAAGGTGAAGATCTTCCTTGGGTGAAGCTTTGGAATCATGCTTTTCAAGGTCCAACAGGTCAATGGTATATTGAAAATTCACTAACTACACTTAGTCAAAGCGATCCTGTATCTGAATACAACTCTAAACTTTGGAATTCTGGTGTAGAATCTGATAAAGAAATTGCTCGTAAGCAGAAACGCAAATTGCAATATTATTCTAACATCTATGTTGTTACTGATTCTGCAAATCCAGAAAATGAAGGTAAAGTTTTTCTCTATCGTTATGGTAAGAAAATCTTTGATAAAGTAATGGAAGCAATGCAACCTGCATTTCAAGATGAAGTCGCAATCAATCCTTTTGATTTTTGGAATGGTGCAGATTTTAAATTGAAACTTCGTAAGGTTGATGGTTATTGGAATTACGATAAATCAGAATTCTCAGCAGCAGCTGCATTGTTGGAAGATGATGGTGAATTGGAAAATGTCTATAAAAAGATTTATCCTCTTTCAGAGTTTACTGCATCTACAAACTTCAAATCATATGAAGAACTGAAAAATCGTTTTGAACTGGTTCTTTCTGGAGTCACTGCTGTTTATACAGTTGCAACTCTTATGGAAGACGAACCAACCGCATCTGTAAAAATTGACACGAAGGCAGAACCCAATCCTGTTCCAGCTGTCAGTGATGATGATGAAGATGACGCAATGTCATATTTTCAGAAATTGGCAGAAGAAGCCTAGAGAAGTTCTGGACCCGAACTATTCGGGTCCAGTTTTCTTATGTATAACCGTCTAGAATACCACTATAACTAAACGGTGCACCAATCACTATAGGGTTTCCAACAATTGTTGTTGCGTTGTTATTCGATGTTGTTGGTGCGTTCATAATATTAGTTATCGGAGTCACGGTACTGCTGCCGTTATTTGATAATGTTTGTGCAGGTAACATTATTATCTCTATTAATTTTTCTAGCTTTTTCAGATCTATTTCTCTGCTTTCTATTCTATCCTGTCTTTGTTCATTTTTGTCCTTATCGCGGATACGTTTTAAACTGTTCCGGTCGTTTTCGATGTCTTTCTCCAAATCATTCAGGCGTGTAATCAATATGTCATCTACGGCCTTTTTCATAAAATCAGAACTTTTGGATAGCTTTAATATTCTTTCAAAAACATCTTTATTTAATATATTTATTGTCGCGTCCATCTTCAAACTGGACATATTGAAAGAAGCTTCATCGTTTTGATACTGCCTTATTCTTTCTGATAATTTTTTATACTCTTCATTAATTTCTGTCTTCCGTTCTTCCAACGGGTTAAGTTTCATTTCTTCTTTTAATACATCCTGTCTGGCAATAAACTCCGCTATAAATTCGCGGTTTGGCGCCAGGTCATTTTCCTTTGCCTGATTATTAAGCTTCTTTGTTTCTTCTTCTAGTTTTTTTGCGGCCGCTCTCTGACTTTTGTCAAAAAGAAAACTGGCCAATCCTGAAACTCCTTTATTGTTGTACGCTGCAGCTGCATCACTAAAAAATCTCAAGTCTCTTTTAATATTTTCAAAAAATTCTGTTATTCCTGTAATATCTTTTTTAAATTCGCCACTATCTAGATATCTGAATGTATCTGCACCTTTTTCTCTAATAAAATTGTAGGCAGTAACTAAGGATGGTACAACACATTCACCAATATAATTTATAAAATCCATAACAGAATCACCTAATGCAAAAAAGTTTTCTATTGTAAGTTTAGGTAATATTTCTTTGTTAAAATAAGTTTTAAGTTTCTCAAATCCTTCCTGTAATTTTTTCCAACCACCTGCTTCTAAAAATCCCTGAATCGCTGGAATTGCTAATGCTATAGAACCAAAGAGTAATGATTTTTTTAATATACCCCAAATACTTATACCACTGTCTGTTCCTTTTTTATCCTCACTGATAACATTGTTTTTAATTGCTTCTAAACTATCACCAATTCCTTCTTGTATTGATGTTTCTTCTGAATCGCGCGCATCGCGTTGTGCAGGACTTCCTCCTGCACCCAAAGAAACTAACATTTCTTCTAATAATTCATTTGTTTTTTCTGTTCTTTCTTTGCTTTCTGTTTCTTGAGCATCTCTCTTGGCAATACTTTCTCCTGATGATTCTTGCCTTTCTTCTCTATCGTCAGCAAGCAATTTTCGAAAAGACTCGCCTTCTTTTCCTATGGTTTTGATTACGTCTTCAAAATCAGCCATTCTTCTACTTCTTATTCATATATGCAGTCATACCCATATAGGCACCAACTACGCCAGCCATGCCGATATAGAATAGACCAAAAAGATCAGCAAGGGCTTTGATTCTTGAATCGGGGAAAATAGGTAAAAACACAAACACAGTAAATACGACCATAGCAAGTAAAGATATCCATGCCATATGGCGTTGAGCATCTGCCTTTTCCTCTTTCAATTCAAGTTCTTCTAATTTTGCTACTGCTGTTAGTTCTTCATCACTCACTATGCCATCTCCATCTAAATCATATTTTGCAAAATCACTATTTGCTTCTAATTTTTTCTGACTCATTTTTATTATCCTCTTGATTGTTCTTTGTTTCGTTCTTCTTCATCCTTTATCCATTCAATCAACAGTCCAACATAGACATCTCTTTCCCATGGCATCATATTTTCAATTTCAGTTAAACTATATTTATGGTGTTGCATCAGTCCAAAATTAGTTTTAAAATAATTAACCAAACTATTATGAGAAAGAGTTAGTTTAAAAAATCTCCAAGACCTTCCAGAGTAACTTCTGATACTATTCCAGTAACAGGATTTTCTATTTCTATATTATGTTTTAGTTTAGGCATTGTACTAAAGAATTTTTGTAATTTTTCAAACATTTCTTGTGTTAAACTATCAATAAATCCATCAAGTTCTTTCTTTGAAATATCAACGATAGAATAGATATCTTCTCCAAAATGAATAGTATGAATACATGACTTGATAATAAAAAATACTCTTTCTGTTTCACTATTAATATTTAATGATTTTAGAGTAGTATTAATTGTTGGATAAGTTAAATCAATTGACAATGTGTCACTTAAATTAACATGAGTGGAATGATCTTCATCCATCATAATTTGAATATCATCAACATCAATTGACTTATCAACATAAGTCTCTTCATCATCTGGACATAGTAATCTTACATTAATTGTTTCTGAAACAGATTTTGATCTGATTTTGATAAATGCATATTCAACATCAAACATTGGGTCTGTTACATTTCCAATGTTTCCAAATGTGCAAGAATTAACTAAGTCAAGAACTGCATTATGTGAAGCATTTTCTGTTCCTTCTTCCATTGCAAGAAGAAGAATCTTTTCTTCTCTAACAAGAAATGGTCTGTATTTTATTTCTTGTCCTGTAGATGGGACTGTCATATCATATTTTGGCGATTCAAGTTTTGGTAAAGCCATTTTATTTTTTTCCTTTTCAATTCAATTAATTTTTAAAATTCATTTCCGGAGCTCCCAACAGACTTAGATATTGGTGGTGCACCACTACGTAGCTGCTGCCGAACGACTTCGGCCGCCTTTTTTGCCTCGCCACTGCGGCCCGTCGCGGCGGCGGTCTTCGCACGCGCCGCGGCCGCGTTGTCACGTATGTTGCCTTCGCCAGACATACCATCACGATTGCCACCGCCCATGTTGTTGTTGTTGCCCTCAAAGTCCATACTCTCTGGAATACCCGCAAGTGATTGTCCAGCACCAATGCGTGTGGGTGCTGGTGATTTCTCACCTGACTGTAAAGGTCCACCACCCATACCATCAGGTCTTCTTTGTGCAATACCACCTTGATTAACAACTGGTTCTCCAATGCGTGTGGATGTTGATGTTTTCTGACCTGAAGTCAGTGCGCCACTCATATCACCAGCATCAATACTAACTGTTGTTGGGACTCCATTAACACTATCAGACTTAAATGTGCTGGGTTCAGCATTATTAGGTGGTGAATCGTCTAAACTAGAAGTTTTTCTACCAGAGAAATTAAATGGTTCATCTGAACCCATTCTATCAATATTTGTAGTATATCTAAATGAAAAACCAATATCAATGGTTCCTAATGTATTAGCATCAGTTGAAGAAAATTCAACTTGTCCAATATTTATTGGATATGCTTGCCAACACCTTAAACCATAATCAGGTATATCTTTTGGATTACCAAGTGCACTGTATATTTGTAAAAATGCACTTTCTAAAAACCCACTAGATTTGAATGCATTGCTGGTTCCAAGTTTATTGCTTAAACTAAAAATATCCACTGTTCCAACATAATCATCATAATATTTCACATTCCAACTTGTTTCATCATATGTTAATTTTTGCCAATCTTCAAAATATGTTCTTATTTTCATTTGACTGTCAAGAAGAAAAGTCACAACTACTTCGTTAGCATAAGTGACACCTGAAACTATATTTCTATCTGGGCCATATATGTTATTATCTGTTACCGTTGATAGGTTGGTTCCAGGCATAAAAACTGATTGTGCTCTAAGTGTAATCGATCTATCTCGTCTTGTATCAAAACTTTGAGGAAAATTTATATGAACCTCAAATTGATTAGTTTTGACAACACCATCCGAACGTATTTCGGATAATAGTATATCGATAGTTTTTTTATTTTGTACTTGAAAAACACTGTTTAATTTTTGACCAGCCATTAGATCATACTCCTAGAATCTGCCCATACTTTACTTGCTGGTGCTTTCTTAAAGTTGTGCACAGGCAACAATGCAGCAACAACAAAGTCATCAGGTTTAATAATACGAAATTCTGATTTTGTAAAACCATATAAATATTTCTTTAGAGTTGGTTTTAAAAGACTAATTTTTTTTAATTCTTGATAATTTACATTATTAGGAAAATTAACTATCTTATCAAGAAGTTTCATTCTTAATGGTATAGGTAGATAATGAAAATTGATTCCCAGAAATCCACCACTAATACCTTCTAGTGGCATCACTAGTGGAAAAGTATCATAATATGGCAATTTCTTTTTGGTTTTAGGACCATAAACAAACATATTCAATTGTCCGAATGATGGTGATTTGCTTCTTAGTCCGTCTCTAATCAAATCTAGACGACCAGGAGTTCCAAATTCTTTTATCTTATCCCTATACCATTGTGTTGAATAATCTCTGCCATCTGCTGCATCTACTACTGCTTGAATGTAATTTGATTTTGCCATAACATTATTTATAACGAATACCCAAATCATCCTCTGTTAGTATTTTAAATTCCATTCCTTTATCTTCACACCAAGGAACTGCTGCTTTCCATTTGGCTTCATTGATGCCCCAAGTCTTGATTTCATTAAACCATCTTTGTGTTTTTCTTTTAGGTGTGGTGGTTGGTGGTATACATTGTTTCTTTGGTTTAACTTCTATTATCATCTTTTTGAATTTACCGTCTGATTGACGAACTTTTATATAGAAATCTGGAAAGTAACGATGTACTTTACTATCCCACGGAGATATATAAGGTATGATTATCTCTTCACTGCCCCATTCAATAATAGAATTACTTTTATCACAGTATTTCATAAACTTTAGTTCCCATAGAGAACGGTATACAATATTCTTGTAGTTGCCTCTATATTTGGCAGGATTTTTTGGTATGTATCGACCTTTGTATGACATAACGTATAAATATATGTAGTAGGTTCGTTTAGGAGAGAAAAATGTCGTCGCTAGATAATTTAATAAAGTTTACACCCAGTGCACAAGCTAATGACTTGTCGGGAGTCGGCGAAGATATGATTGAACCTAGAAATAGCACAACTAAACGTGCCGATAGAGGCGGCAAGGGTCGGTCTGGCGGCGGGCCCGGCAGTGGTAATGAAGGAAAAGTAATAAATCGTGAAACAACGTCTAGGAAAATGCAATCGCCAGAAATGTTAGAATATCCAAAAGATATTGGTAGGAGTTCTGGTCAAGGACATTACATAATCTTTGATATTATACAATTTAATAGTGGAAAAGGGCCCACCAAAAAAGAAATTAAAAGTAATGCTCTAAGGAACAAAACCAAAATAGTTAAACAACAAATAGCCCTTTATATGCCCGAAAATGTTGATGTTAATTATGCGACAAAATATAATGATTTAGCAGTCGGCGCTTTTGCTGAATTATCTGCTCCAATAATTTCTAATGCAATACAAAATTTCGGTTCCGGTACGGGTGGTGGTGATCAGTTAAAAGCTGTGGTTAAAAACGCAAACACTGCGATCAGGTCGGGAGGTATGGGAGCTGCGGCCGATGTAGCTACTGCTGGAGTAGTTGCAGCAGCGAAGGTCTTCGAAATTGTCGTACCAGGAGGCACGGGGACCACGAATTTGG